TAAAAGATTCAAGGCTTGTATCAGAAAGCAAAGCATCCCAAATATCGGTTTTTATTACTTTTCTTATTGCTTTTGTGAGCATTGTCCTTGCAACAATCGGATTATTTAAGACATAAATGAGGAAGAAGAGGATTAATAATAAATGATAAGCAATTTGTTAGCTCAAAGTGATTCTATAACCCAAGTAGGTGTAGGTAGTATCATTGCCATTCTTGTAGTGAAAGAGGCGTTTGCTTTTGCTTCCCGATATAAAAATAATAACAATAATAATGATGATGAGAATAAATTGAGTGTTGGAGAACAAGTTGTACATCTTCAAAGAACCGTTCAATTCAAAGATACTTGTACAGAAACAGTGAAGAGATTTGATTCAACTTTGAATTTGTTAGAAAAGAAAGTTGATGCTGGATTTGCAAGTGTTAAAGAATTGATAGTGAACAAACGTCCAAAAGGATAAATTATGTCTATCCTAACCAGAATGTTAAAACAGACGGCAGTATATTGGCCATTAGCCTCTGAAGAAACTGGTGGGCAGGCTGTGGACGATTATGGACAAATTGTTTATGGTGATGCTGTTGAGATAGATTGTAGGTGGGATGATGAAATGGTTGAGGTGTTAGATGCTCAAGATAATGTTTTTATTTCACGGGCTAAAGTGTATGTTGACAGGGATGTTTCTATTGGCGGGGTGTTGATGTTAGGTACTTTGGATGATGTAGTATATTTGGATGACCCAAAAGCAAATGATGGGGCTTATGAAATTAGAGCATTTTTGAAAAATCCAAATTTCAAGGCCACTGAATTTTTGAGAACGGCAGTATTATAATGCTTGTAGTAAAAGTAGAAGGTGTTCAGCAGGTTTTGAATCGACTGAAAAATGTTGATAGGAAACTTGCTGGACGGGTTGAATCTGGATTGAAGAAATGTGGATTATATTTGCTTAGGGAATCCCAGAAAATAGTACCAGTACAATTGGGGATATTAAAATCCACTGGTAATACCCGTAAAGTATCTGGGGCGGGTTTTTCTACGGATGTTGTGGTAAGTTATGGTTCAGGACTTGATTATGCTATAACCGTTCATGAGAATCCATATTTGGCTCATGGGGAAGAATTTAATATCAAGCATGCAGCTGAAATCGCGGCAGCGGGTAAAATGGTTCAACTCAAAAGTGGACGGACAAAATGGAAACCTTTGACGGCAGCCGGTACGGCAGCTGGTGGTATGTTTCCACGTAAGAAAGAGGAGCAATATAAGTTTTTGGAAAGGCCGATGAGGGAGGGGAGGGATGCTTTGTTGAGAATACTTAGAAATGAAAGTTTGTTGAAATAATGTTGAACGAAAGGAGTTCAAATGAGTGCAAGTGATTATTTGGAAAATAAAATTCTGGAGCATATTGTAGGTAAAACATCTTTTCCAATGCCTACGGCTTATATAGCACTTTGTGATGCTGACCCAAGTGAAGCAGGTTCTGGTGCTTATATTTCGGAAGTACCTAATAGCGGTTCTTATGCCCGTGTGGCTACCGCAGGTGGTGATTGGAATGCCGCAGCTGGTGGACAAATTGATAATGCTAATCCAATCACATTTCCAAAAGCTACAGATTCATGGGGTACGGTGACACATTTTGCTATTATGACCAGTAGTGCTTACAATGGTGGTCATATGCTGACCTATGGTGAGTTGACTACGCCGAAAGCTATAGATAATGGCGACACTGCTCAGTTCGATGCTGGTGACCTTGTCCTAACTTGTACATAGAATAATATCGTGTTTGTCCAGAAGATGTAAATGGCGATTGAAGATTTCACCACTTATACTGAAGTCGATGAAGCAGCGGATATAACCGTAGCCGCCGCGAAGATAGACTTCTCTACTATAACCCAGACTGTTTCCTCCTATGTCTATAAAGATATGGGAGTGGGTCACTTTTCTGGTGATTTTGAACACAGATTTACCTTCAAAATAACGGCAGATGTGGGTTCTTACCCCTATGTAGAATTATATATGTTGGCAAATGCTATAAATAATGCTTATGCTTTAGAGGTTGCCGATGCAAGTTTTGTAAAGATTGAAGTTGTGGGGGGTACGTATGATAGATTATATCTGTACATATATGAAAATGGTGTGAGTGTTGACTCCGATAACTATGTAGGAAATCTGAAAGGTACAGAATACTTTGCACGAATAACGAGAGACGACGATGGAGGGCCAACAAATAAAGGACGATACACTTTTGTTTTGGCTACAGGTAATTACGATGATGAAGGCGGCAGTATAGTTGACACACTAATAGCAGATAGTACAGCACAACAAAATGATTTTAGATATATTTATGGTCTTTCTTCATACAAGAACAACGCGGGTGGCACGTCAACAACCGGCTACGTCCAGAACCTTGACCTATTACCTCCCATTGATTTAATTGCAGAAATAGATATTGGGTTGAGTTGTTCTGGCTCATTATCTTGTCAAAAAACAGTAATTGGTTCTACACCTATTACCATTTCTTCATCGGCTGTATCTTCAATAGAACGGGAGATTGATGGACAAATCAACGTAGCAATATTTGCTACGGGTGTGCTGAATCGTATTACCAAATTACAAGGACAAGCAGATATAGATTTGGGTGCTAATGCCAGTTTGTCTATTGAACGAAATTTGATAGGTGAATCAATTGTAGCAATTTCAACAAATGGGGCAATGAAGGCAGATGTCCCACTTGTTGGAATGTCGGTTATTGGATTGGTTATTTCCGGTTCACTTTCAGTAGCTAAAAATATAGTTGGTGTGGTTAGTTTTGCTACTGAAAGTGTTGGCAATCTTGAAATTGAAAGAAAACTAACAGGACAAACAAACATAACCATTTCCTCAATTGGTGATTTGGTAGCAGGTCAAATTCAACCCCTTGTCGGAATGTCGGTTATTGGGATAGATTGTCTTGGGGATTTAATTCGTCAACGGGGTGTATTAACTATAACTCAAATTCAAATAGAAACTTTAGGAGAAATTTCCAGGGATAGGAGCTTGACGGGGGCTTCTCCTGTAGACATAATAGTTTCTGGTGTAATGAATTCAACACGACTGTTGACAGGTTCGATAGATATTTTAACCTCTGTAATAGGACGAATGGTTGTATATCAGGTTTTACATGGTTCAACAATGATAGAAATAGAAACAAATGGTGCGTTGATATTGCTTGCGAGGCCAAAACCTGGATGGTTGGTGGGGGTGAATACAGGTTCATTAAATTCGGTAGTTATGAGATTATAAATGCCAGTAATAAAGAATATAGCACACGATATACCTTTTGCTTTGGTTAATGCATTAGGTGGCCAACCCAAGACTGGAGCAACGGTAACAGCTTATCGTTGCTTAGATGGTGGTGTGCAAGAAGCTGTTGAGGGGACAATATCTGAACTTGGTAATGGACAATATCTGTTTGCGGGGGTGGCTGGTGATTTCAATGCTAATTTTACAGCAGGATTTTTGTTTGTAGCTACTGGTGCTGTGCCCGTCCATATCTTAATGCAAATGCAATTTTTCAGACCAGATATATCTTATGATATACCTTTCTTATTGATTAATGTTGATGATAGTTTGGGCTTGATAGGGGCATTACCAACAGCATACCGTTGTTTGGATGGTGGGGTTCAAGAGAGTGTAAGTGGTGATTTTGTAGAGTTGGGTAATGGACAATATGTTTTTCGGGCAGAGGAAGAAGATTTTGATGCAAATGATATTGTAGGATTTATGATAACAGCTACTAATGCTGTCCCAGTACATTTGGTGATTGATTTGCTTGAATCCTATGATGTAGTAGGTGAATCCCCTGCTGCTGTGGTGGCTACATACCTAACGGGTGTGGCATTGATGACAGTACCATCTTCCGCAGGGGATTGGCCCCTTTATATTTCTTATTTACGGGATGAGCAAGGGGTAAAGGATAATGCAGGGGCAATTTATAATACTACCCCTGTCAAAGATGGACGGTGGATGGTGGATGGTTCTATTTTACAACACTATGGCATTCAGATAATTCTCCGAGCTTTGACGGAAGAAACGGGATGGGCTAAATGTAACATACTTGCCAACCAACTTGATTCTGTAGTGAATGTAGATGTAATAAAAGATGGTTCAACTTATCGGTTGCATAATATATCGAGAATGGGTGGTGTTAATGTGTTGGGGGAGGAAATGACAACAAAACGACGTAAAATGTTTTCGATGAATTTTCTGGTCTCGTTGACCAAACTTTGAAAGGAGTAATACAATGAGTTATTTGACTGATGGACATCCTACTACTATCACATTCGATGCTTTGGGTTCAGGAGTGACGCTTCTTTTGAAAGAAACATCTGTCACCCCTCCAGGCATTGATGGTGGTGGGCCAAATGTAACGACTACTATGCGGAATACTGTGTGGAGGACTAAGCAGCCAAAAGCATTGGTTGAATTGACCGATGCATCCTGTACTTTCCAATATGACCCTGCCATTTACGACCAGATACTTTCCATTGTTAATGTGAATGGAATTATCCTCGTCGAGTTCTCTGATGGTTCAACATTGGAATTTTACGGATGGCTCAACAACTTCACCCCTGGTGAGTGTGTTGAAGGTACTATGCCAACGGCCACTGGCACGATTCATTGCAGCAATCAAGATAATGATGGTAATGAGATTGCACCAGATTATGAGGTGGC